ACTGAGTGGTTAGTTGACTTTGCTGCCCAGCTTCGCAAAGGAGGCAACCAGTGAGCAAGATTGACTATCAGGTACTGCGTGAAAAGGCAGAGAAAGCAACGAGTGGTGTGTGGTCGCTCGAATATGGAGAGGAGAGATTTGATGCTGATGATGCGCTAATTCATCGTGAAGTTGCTGGATATATTCCTATTTGCAGAATTGAAGGAGCGCATCCTGAAAGCGGTTTCGATGAAGATTTCCAAATGGAACAGCAGGCCAATGCTGAATTCATCGCCGCAGCCAATCCGGCTACTGTGCTGGCGCTGCTGGATGAGCTGGAAAGAAACCAGCAGTACATCAAATCCCGCGACCAGGAGAACGAGGAAATTGCTCTTACGGTTGGGAAGCTGCGCGTTGAGCTGGAAGCTGCAAGAAAGCGAATTGTAGAACAGGGAAACAAAGTAACACCAGTGTCAGCTGAACTGCCACCTGCAAATGAAAGTGTTTTGTTATTCGATGCTAACGGAGAAGGCTGGCTGATTGGCTGGCGTTCTCTCTGGTACACCTGGGGACAAAAAGAAACCGGAGAATGGCAGTGGACATTTCAGGTCGGGGATCTTGAAAACGTCAATATCACTCATTGGGCAGTAATGCCGAAAGCACCGGAGGCTGGAGCATAATGATCACGTTTACCGACAAAGAACTGATTAAAGAAATCAAAGAGCGAATCGGTAGCCTGGACGTTCGAGACAATATTGAGCGCCGAGCTTATGAAATCGCACTTGCATCGTTGGAAGCAGAGCCAGTTGGTGAGTTTTATGAATTCAAGCCGGGTGACTGGTATCAGCGTTCGGTCGGGGATAAAGCACCAAAGTGGGTGCCGCTATATGCCGTTCCACCAGTTCTGGAAATACAGGCTGATGTCGCGCAAGCAATTGAAAATCTCAAGCAGAAGTTAGTGGAATGCAATCGCTATAACTACTGCTCAGATGCAGTTAAAGGCGTTGAGGATGCCTGCCTCGTCGTGGCACTCCAAAATCAATATATGTCAGCGCCGATAGCGCCGGAGGCCATTGAATACGCAATTGAATACATCCGCAGTATCGCTTTTCACATCGATGAAGACGATTATCACGGCAAACATATTGCGCATTACATGCAGCAAGCATTGGCCTGGCTGGAAGGGCATTCATGCAGCGCAGACAGTCAGGGCAAATCCGATAATTCACCATTGCCGCGCTACCAGGTTATCGAATTAACAATGCTGGTTAAACAATTGGTCAGCCAACTGAAAAAAGCAAAACCTGATTGCAAATTACCAGAAAGGGCGATGGATTATCTTTTGCGGAACGGACTGGTAAGTGTGGAGGGTGTTTTACGATGACCATTTCTACCAAAAAGCCTCTTTATGCTGAGGTTAACAATGTTCCTGATGATTATGAGTTCACTAACGAGGAACTAAACAGAATTATTGCAGGTGATATGTTCACTCCTCGTCAGGACGCAATAATGGCACGGGAGATACAGAAACTCCGCGCTGCCATGCTTAATGGTGACGAGCCTGTAAGCCAGGCTTACAAGTTGCCTCCCCTGTCTTCCAACGAAGTAAACGACGCGGCATGGAAATTACACAACATGCTGACTGAACACGGCCCTCTGAACGGGCGTCAGTTCAATAATCTGAAAGGTTGCTTCTATGAGGCATTTAAGGTCGCAATGCGCAACTATCCGGTTACTCCGGATGGTTGGATAAGCTGTAGTGAGCGAATGCCTGATAGCAATTGCTTGTATCTTTGCTGGGGAACATATTTTGAAGGAGATGAACCAGGCTACATTCCTGCTTATTTCTTTGTCCATAAAACCAATGTATGGACGGAGTGGCAGCCAGTAGAGGACGACTGCAATCCTCGCGAAGTAATCATAACCCACTGGATGCCACTTCCAGCAGCCCCAAAACAGGAGGTTAAGTTAGTATGAGTGCATCACTAATAACCGCCTTCAATCAAAGTGCAAATCCAAGCAATGAGCAGGTTGTTGTGTTCGGCTGGATTGCTGAGTATTTCGAAAGCATTTTCGATGATGAATCCGCTAGGTATTGCAGGAATATTTCTGAATCACTCAAAAATCAGGTTTCTGCTCAACAGGAGGTGAAGTCGTGAGAAAGCACATCATCAAATATGACTATCGAGAGGGAGTTAAACTCCCTAAGCACGAGATTGAGACATGGTGCGGTCATCGGCCAGGGTCATTCGAATGGCTTTTTCAGGATGCTCAGCATGCGCTATTGAGCATTGAGCAGGGAACGCTGCTTGTTCCTTGCAAGAATTGTCTGGCAGCAATCATCAAAACGGCGCAGGAGATGAAGTGATGGACTCCTTCGCGAAATATACGATTATTGACTGGATGGCATCCCTTCAGGTTTTGCTCATCTGGTTTTATATGGCTTACAGGAGTGGACAGTGGATTGTCAGTGTAGCCTGTAGCAAGGGATGGCGTTGGTGGAACCGAAAGAATAAAAAAGCACTGGCATTGGATTCGTTTTACGAAGCATTCAATCTTAACAGCCTTCAGCCTGGTTCTGTCATTGTAGTCACCATTCAAAGCGGCATGACGATACAAATTCACAAGCCAAAGGAGGAAGGTCGTGGCTAACCTGCAACTTGCCGTTAAAGGTGAATACTTCGATGCCATGATTCGCGGAGAGAAAACAGAAGAATATCGCCTGTGTAATGACTACTGGAATAAGCGAATTATGTTCCGGGAGTATGACCGCCTGATTATCACAAAGGGATATCCGAAGCGCGACGATTCCAGCCGCAGAATTGATGTTCCGTATGACGGATATGAAATCAAGACAATCACACATCCCCACTTCGGTGATAAACCGGTAAAGGTGTTCGCGATAAAGGTAAATATTGATGGCTAAATCAGCAGCAGAGCGCAAAGCCGCTCAGAGAGCCAGACAAGCTGCATCTGGTGTGCGTAAGCTGGAAATTGTGCTTGATGCTCAGGAAATTGAAATGCTGGAGCGTAACTGTGCCACGCGTCGCCCCGGGCGTGCGCCTTACGAATTTGGTGAGTATATAGCGTTACTGATCCGCCAGGATGATGCACGCGTGCGCGGGCGTATAAAATCGATCAGCAGAAAACGTTGCGGTAAGTGCGGCGAGAGAGTTCCAGTTAATTCATGCCCGTGCAATGGTGACTCGCAATGCTGGGTGACTAAAGGCTGGCATGAAACGAAATTAATAGTGTGACATGTCACGAGTGGATTATGCATGATGAATTTGATGTGTTTTGAATACTGCCGCCAACTATGGCGGCTTTATTTTGCATGGTACTATTACCACAACGGTAACTATTACCACGGTGGTTATGATGCCTGCTGAACCTAAAACCTATAAACGCAAATCAACGCAATTTAAGCCACTAACAGCAATGCAGGAGGCTTATTGCCAGTCATACATCAAAACGCCTGAAAACCAGACTCAGGCAGCGATTAACGCAGGATTCTCCCCAAATACAGCGGCAGTTAAAGCCAGTGTCATGATGCGCGATGAACGCATTCAAAAACGGATTGCCGAGTTGATGGAGGAGCGCAACAAACGAATGCGCGTCAGTGCTGATTACGTTCTCATGCGCCTGGTGGAGATCGACCAGATGGACGTGATCGATATCCTCAACGACGATGGGAGCCTTAAACCAATCCGTGAGTGGCCGAAAATCTGGCGCACTACGCTTAGTGGCTTTGATCTGTCATCGACCATCATGAACATGAACGAGGATTCGATAGAGACAATCCTCAAAAAAATTAAATGGCCTGACAAGGTGAAGAACCTCGAACTGATTGGTAAGCACGTCGACGTCAACGCATTCAAAGAACGCCTGGATGTTAATGTGAATGTGACAATTGCTGATCGCATAGCGGCAGCCAGGAAGAGACTGAAAGAACGTCAGGATGGCAATCAGTGACAGATACAGCGTTATCTCCTGAAGAGCAGTTAATCGAGGATATTGCAGGGTTCACTCACGATCCGCTTGGCTATGCCCTCTATGCGTTCCCGTGGGGGGAAGAGGGTACTGAACTGGCACATGCCACCGGTCCACGTCAGTGGCAGGCCGATGCGTTCCGAGAGATACGTGATCACCTGCAGAATCCAGAGACGCGATATCAGCCGCTTATGCTGGCACGTGCTTCTGGTCACGGTATTGGTAAATCCGCATTCATCTCAATGCTGATCAACTGGGGCATGTCCACTTGCGAGGATTGTAAGGTCGTGGTGACCGCCAACACCGACAACCAGCTACGAACGAAGACTTGGCCGGAAATTATCAAGTGGTCGAACCTTGCTATCACGAAAGACTGGTTTACCTGTACCGCTACCGCGATGTACAGCAATGACCCTGGGCACGACAAGCGGTGGCGAGCTGACGCAATCCCCTGGTCTGAGCACAACACTGAGGCATTCGCCGGACTACACAACGAGCGCAAACGCATCATCGTGGTATTCGACGAAGCATCCAACATTGCCGATCTGGTGTGGGAGGTAGCAGAGGGTGCGCTGACGGACGAAGACACTGAGATTATCTGGGTGGCATTCGGAAACCCTACACGTAACACCGGGCGTTTCCGCGAATGTTTCCGCAAATATAAACACCGCTGGAAAACTGCGCAGATTGACAGCCGGACGGTGGAAGGCACTAACAAACAGCAGTTGCAGAAATGGGTTGATGACTACGGGGAAGACAGCGACTTCGTTAAAATCCGTGTGCGCGGCATATTCCCGGATGCATCTGAATTGCAGTTTATCCCTACCGGCCTTACTGACGAGGCAATGAAACGGGTGGTAACCGCTGCGCAGGTTGCACATGCTCCGGTGATAATCGGCGTTGACCCGGCATACTCCGGCGTTGATGACGCTGTGATATACCTGCGGCAGGGGCTGCACAGTAAGGTGCTATGGACTGGTAACAAGACCACCGACGATCTGATTATGGCGAAGCGTATCGCTGACTTTGAAGACCAGTATCAGGCTGACGCGGTGTTCATCGACTTCGGTTATGGAACCGGTTTGAAGTCAATCGGTGATGGCTGGGGACGTACATGGCAACTTGTTCCGTTCGGCGGTGCGTCCACTGACCCGCAGATGCTTAACAAGCGTGGGGAGATGTTCAACTCATGTAAGACATGGCTGAGGCTGGGCGGCATGCTGGATGACCAGGAAACTGCAGACGACCTGTCGGCGGCAGAGTACAAAGTTCGTGTGGACGGTAAAATCGTTATCGAACCGAAGGAAGATATCAAAGAGCGTCTTGGGCGTTCTCCTGGTAAAGGCGATGCGCTACTGCTGACGTTTGCTTTCCCGGTCTCGAAACGCATAAATATACCAGGACAGCAAAGCCAGCAGGGAAGGGCCATAACGGATTATGACCCTTATGCTTAATCCGCTGGTGGGGATAATGTCGTTGATATCCTCTGGTGAGGATAAAACAAAGCCAGCTCATAGGCTGGCTGTTTGTGACATGCCACGGTGTTATTGCTCGCTTAACTTCTGCTTCAGCAAGTAACCTTCGAGCATCCAGATTTTGTTTACAGCATTCTGCC